TCCTAATGATAGAACTATTTTACAACTTAGAACCTTGGAATTTTGCCAAAGTTACTGGCAAAATCCTACTACAACAGGACAACCTATTTTTTATGCAGATTTTAATAATTATAGTTCTTTTTATTTAGCTCCTACTCCTGATCAAAATTATAATTTTCAATTGATTTACTTGGCTTTACCTTTATTTAATGCACAGAATCCAACTAATTTTTTAACAGTAAGATATCCAAGTTTACTGCTTTATGCCTCCATGCTTGAGACTATCCCTTTTTTAAAAGGAGATGAGCGTGTACCGGTGTTTGAATCTTTATACAACAGGGCACTTCAAAGTATTAATAAGGACGCTGAGAAACTATACACTGATCGTGTGGCTAAGAGGGATGTAGATTAATATGCCGGGCAATCTTTTTCCTTTAACATATAAGCCAGGAGTCAAAAGGGATGGTACAAAGTTCCAATCAGAGTATTGCACTGATGGTCAGTGGATTAGATTTCAAAGGGGAATAGTTAAAAAAATAGGGGGAATGTTTGGCAATGTAGGTTTTCCTTTTGATGTAGCTGATCCTGCAACTGCTGGTAATATTCCTGGTATTTTATTAGTTTCATCTACAACTAGCACTAATTTTTATGCTTATATTGGAACAAGTCTTAATAACAGCTCACGTGTTTACAAAGAAACATTTACGTCTCAAGCTAATTTTTCAGAATTAAATAAAGAGTTAATAACACCTGATCTTGGTGCAAAAACTGCTTTTATGTGGCAGTTTGAAACTGTTATTAGAGATGGAATTAAAAATATTGTATGTTTTGGAGCTGATAACGCAGCTAATATAGCCCAAAATGCTGCTCCAATAGTGTACGCAGGGCCAGTTCAAGCTGCACCAGGAACTCAACTAACTCTCGTTGCTGGAATTAATCCGCTTGCTAATGGGGGAATCTGCTATAGTAATCCATATTTATTTGTATATGGCTCTAATGGTTATGTAGGATATAGCCGTCCCGCTGATCCACTGGTTTTTGATGGAGCAGGTAGTGGATCATTAACTATATCTAATGATAAAGTTATTTTCGGTAGCGCCATTCGTGGAGGTTCTAACTCCCCTTCTCTTTTATTCTGGACTCTTGGCTCAGTAGTTAAGGTTACTAATGTTGGAGATGTTGCTGTAAATTTCAAAATAGATGTGATTTCTAAAAGTTCTTCAATTCTCTCTTCTAGATGCGTAGTTGAATATGATGGTGTTTTTTTCTGGATTGGGACTGACAGATTTTTTGTCTATAACGGGATAGTTCAGGAAATGCCTAACACTATGAGTCTAAATTATTTTTTTAATAATATAGACTTAAATTACAGACAAAAAGTATTCGGTGTTAAAAACACAAAATACGGCGAAATCTGGTGGTTTTATCCGGAAAAAGGCCAAGGTAACCCTGTAAAAAACACTCGGGCATTAATTTACAATAAACGTGAAAATTCTTGGTATGATACGGCTATTAACAGAGATGCTGGTGTATTCTTTGAAGATTTAGGGTTTATGTGTACTTTTGGTAAACCTTTAGTAAACGTCGATGCTTATTCTTATGTATGGCGACATGAAGTAGGAACAGACCAAGTATATTATCCAAGATTTTTGGGAGGTAATGAGCTACTGACTGTTTCTATTCCTTCATCATTTACTACTCCAACATTTTCTTGGTCAGCATTTAATCCTCTTAAGCAACAGACAGGAGTAGATAGGTGGGTAGATTTAAGAAGAATTGAGCCTGATTTCCTTATGGACAATGATACTGATAGAATAGAACTTATCGTAAATACTAAGGAATATGCACAAAGTCCAAATGTGGCTAGTGATCCAATTTTTTTTACACGTACTACCGGTAAACTTGATATGAATGTGCAAGGTAGGCACATGAATTTTACATTTTTTTCTACCAAGAATTTTGAAATTGGATATTTGATGATGTTACTAGCACTTGGAGATGGAGACGCTTAGGAATGATTAGGGTAGTATGGCCTGAGTATATTGCTTTAAAAGATTGGGCAGCTGCATTAACTGTAGATTTCCCAAATGAAAACATACCTTTACTTGAGAATGAAGAAAAATGGCAGGAATGGGGGAATATAGTAGTAAGTACGGGAATATTTGCAAAAGCTAGTATTCCAGCTCCTTTTTCCGTCAAGGAAGGTAAGAAATCGATAAATTTCGATAAATGGCAGGAATGGGCTAAAATAGTTTACAACATAATGGCAAACGAACCAGGAGAAAGAAATGTTTGAAAAATTTAATAATAACTTTCAAAACACAGTAACACCTGATACAAATTTCAATCCATATCAGGATCAATATTTTGGGCAAAATGATAAAACTCCTTACGCTCAAGGAATGAACCAGTTAATTCCACAACCAATGTCCGGTAATTTAACTGAGCAAAACCTATATCCTCTTGAGTCATCCCTTGCTACTCCCTATTTAAATACACCAGTAGGCGCTCCTTATAAACATGGGGGAAAAGTAAAAAGTCAAAAAGCCAATCCTTATCCATCCTTAGCTGAAATGATCAGACAACAAGGAAAAGGGGAAGATACAGTACTTGCTCATATTAATCCTTTAGAAGCTGAAATATTAAAAGGGTTAGGCGGAAAAGGTACAATTAATCCTAAAACCGGTTTGCCTCAGTTTGGTTTTTTTAAAAATCCGTGGAAAGCAATAAAAAGCGTATTTGGAGGAGGAGCTGGAGCAATACTTGGTAATATTATTGCTCCAGGAATAGGTGGTATTATAGGTGGTGCACTTGGTCAAGGTGTTCAAAATAAAGCTCGTGGTAAAAACTTTTTACAAGGAGCTTTAAAAGGTGCTGGCATGGGCGCAGCTCTTCCTTCTGCGGCATCAGCTCTTGGATGGGGTGCAGGAAAGCTTGGGGCTAATAGCCTTGCCTCTTCTCTTACTAATTATGGAAATACTAATGCCATATTACCTGCGCTGGGCCTTGGAGGGGAAAGTAGTAGTAGTTTGATGGGAGGAGCTAAGGGAGCGGGGCTTGCTTCTTTATTGACTTCTGGAGGTGGTGCAAAAGGACAAATTCCTAGCGGTTATGCTGGTCTTGGCATAGGAGCTGGAAGTGATGCAGCAGCAGCTGAAGATTTGCCTTTTATGGATAAATTAATCGGTAAAAGTAAAGATTACCTTTCTGACCCAGCTAACCTTCTAACACTTGGAGTCGTCGGTAGTTCATTTATGAACAGACCTAAAAAAGAAACTCCGGAAAAAAGAGCTAGAGATGAAAAAGCTTATCAAAAAGCTTTAATGCTAACACCGGAAGAATTAAGGCAAAAAGAATCTCAGGATTTAGCCTTAGCTCAAATGAAACGCAGGATAGAGCGTAATAAGTTCTTGCCTGAGGAAAGATTTGCTATTGATCCGCTTTATGTCAAAAGTAATACTCCTGAAGAATATAGAAAAAGCGGGAGATGGTTAAATTACTATAACAATCCTGATTTTAGCGGTGAACCTTTAGTTATGAAAAAAGGCGGGAAAGCTAAAACCAATGGTTTTTTTGAAGTTGAAGAAATGGAATATCCATCAGGGCTTGGTCGTTATATAGCAGGAGAGACTAAAGGACAGGATGATAAAATCCCTGCTGTTCTTTCTGACGGGGAGTTTGTCATTCCCGCAGATGTAGTGTCAGATTTAGGCGATGGAAATAATGATGCCGGAGCAAAAGAGCTTTATAAATTCATGTCAAATATTCGTAAACATAAAAGAGGCGGTAAAGTAAATCTTCCACCTAAGGCAAAAGACTTGGCAAGTTACATGCGAGGTAAATAATGGCAAAAACATCTTACGCTCCTGAGGAATTAACCAGAGAAGCCTATAAATTACTTGCTAGAGAAAAAGCAAGAGTCGGTAGTTTAAATTACGCTCCTTATAGAGGAGCTACTGTTTCCCCGATGTCCAGTTTAACTGAAAGAGCAAGAAATCTGCAACAGCAGTTTGCAGCAAAACCAGCTCCATATTCAGGTAAAATTCAAAGTGTTCTCTCTCGTGATAACCAAGGAATAACACCGGCTAACGTACAAGGGTTACTTGGACAACTTCAAGGAGCGCAAAGAGGATTTACACAAGGGCCTATTCTTGATAAACTCCGCGATGAATTCAGAAGCGCAATACAACCACAAATCGCAGGTTTTACTGGTAGAATCGAAGGCGACATAGGAAGATATTTACCTGAAGCACAAGGAACACTGGAGAATCTTGCTAGAGTTAGCGGTAGTCTGGAAAGCTCCCGTAACAGAGAAACAGCTAGCACATTACAGGGTTTACAAGCAAATAAACAAGCACGTCAGCAAGCATTAATCAGTAATTTAGAACAATTTGGCGCTCAGAAACAAGCTTATAACAATATGGGTATTGGAGCTGCTAAAGCTCAATTTGATAGAGAAGCAAACGAACCTTACAGGAAACTTCAATTATTAGAACAAGCCCTCAGAACTACAGGTATAAATCCAGATCAACCCCTACATCCGGATTTGGCAAAACCACAAACAGAGCAAATAGCACAGGCCTTAAGGGCTTATGGTGTTGACCCATCTAAGCCGTCTAGCGAGTGGGATACAACGAGGACACAACCTGCTCGTTATACTGGACAGCTAGTTGCAGGATTACCCGCTGAGATTCAAGCGAGTGGTAATATACTTGGAAGATTAGACCCATCGCTTAAAGATAGTTACACAGATCAAAGAAAAGCACTTACTAGAGGCTTATTGGATAATCCAAGTTTATCAGCTACTGCCCTTGGTAAATTAAACCCCGCTATGGCAGGTAAGGTTTCCATGCTTGAGCAATCGGCCGCAGAGAGGATGCAAAAAGACCTAGAAGCTCTTGGTAATCAATATATAAGACTTGGTCAATATAGGTCTCCTCAGCATTTAAAAGCAGCAGAAGAACGAGCAGCGGAACTTAACAAAGCTGTTTTAGAACAAAGAAATAAAATCATGCAGGAATCCTTAAGAGATCAGCTAGCGCTTGGGCATGAAGAAGAAATTGATAAAATAAAACAGTTAGGTCAAATAGGAGCTCAGAGCCAAAAAGATTATGGAGATTTACTAAAAACCATTAGAGATACTAATAAGCTTGGAGCTGAGAAATTTGCTAACAACCAAGCCGAGAACGAAGAGTTATATAAAAATTACCAAAATGAAAATTTATGGCAATGGCCTCACATGAGAGCTGCTGCTAGGAATGAAGGAATGCAAGCTGGTATAGGAGAGGGGCGTTCTGGGGCTCTTGGAGAGGTATTTAGAGGTCTTGCTGATAGAAACATCAGTTTGGATAATCTTGCTGCTCTAAACACACGATATAGTGAAATTGAAAGAGAAAGAGACAGGTATCAACAGGAATTACTTGGTGCTCAAGAAGGTCTGCGTACTGCTCAAGCTTCTGGTCAAGGTTTACAAGAACAGTTAGCACGTTACCAACAAGCAGAAGAAGCGCAAAGGACAGCACAAGAACAGGCACGTATTCGAAGTGAGCAACAGGCAAGAGAAGAAATGCAACGTCAACTAGAAACACAAAGGCAAGCTGAAGCTGCTGAAGCTCAAAGAAGACAGGCACAGGAAGCAGAAAGACTAAGACAGCTTGCCCTCGAACAACAAAGGATGGAACAAGCCCGTGCTGCTGAAGCAGAAAAGGTACGGCAAGAACAAGTTAGAACTGAGCAGGCAAGAATAGCAGAACAACAACGTCAAGCTCAAATAGAACAGGATAATATTTTAAAGGCTAAACAACAAGCATTACGAGAATTTGCGGGATTGAAAGGCGGAAGAATGGGAAAAGTAGAAGAACTACAAATTAATAATCTTTTAAAACAATATTTTCCTCCTACGGATTATCGTCATTGGGTACTTCCAGCTTACTCATCAGGTTCAAGCTTTAAAGAAGCTATGGCTAGGGCTCAATGGAATCAAATGATGGATAATAGGTCTCGGTGGATTGCAGCTGCACAAAAAGGATTTCCAGGTGGCGTTTTAAAACTTTTAAAGTAACTAAATACAAATTATGGTAGGAGCTAAACAATTCGCAATAATGCGTAAAATTATAGAAGACAAAAAAGAAAATCCTATTGTCAAAAATATAGCCATGCCTCCATGGATGAGAGGAGAGCAGCAATTTTCAAAACCTCATGGCAATTTTCTTGATAAGTTCAAATCTGAAGCTAAAGAAGTAAAGGCTAAAAAAGATACTACTCCTAAAAAAGAAGAGTTTTCAGAGGAGTTGATCAATAAGCTTACTTATCAGGTATTCCAGAATATTAAGAGTTATTTGGATGATACTCCTGAAAATCCAGTAGGAAGTAAACACATTAAACTGGAGATTAGCCTTTAAAAATAAAAACGCTTAAAGCATTGACTTAAAGCGTTTTTACAATAATTAACTTAATGTGAACTACCCCAAAGGGCTTCTTGGTTCAACGCTCCTTATTAGAACAGGCAGCTCCCCAAGCTTTATACGACAGTCCCTGCCGCTTTTTAATTTAAAATTTTATTACAACTTGATTTTCGTTGTACAAAGTTATTATAGATTTAATTTATTTTTTGTAAACACCCTAAATGATAAAACACAAATTCAAAGCCAGAAGAACTAACGTCGACGGCATAAAGTTTTCTTCCAAGAAAGAAGCTAATAGGTATAACATCTTAAAATTACTTCAGAAATCTGGAGATATATTGTTTTTTTTAAGACAAGTCCCTTTTCATTTACCTGGAGGTGTAAAATATATTTGTGATTTCTTAATATTCTGGACAAACGGCGATGTAACTATTGAAGATGTAAAGGGCTTTAAAACGGAAATCTATAAAGCCAAAAAGAAAATGGTAGAGGCTTTGTATCCAATTGAGATTTTAGAAGTCTAAAAATCCATTGCTGTTTCTTGCACCATTGTTCTTAGGTCAGAGCGATCAGATTCTTTTTTAAAATCTTCCAGTTCTTCTTCTGTTGGGTCTCTTAAAGAAGCGCAACTGGTAAGAATTAAACACAGTGATATAAAAACAAATTTATTCATCTCTATGCCACCTCTTTTTCTTTTTTTTTACACAAGGCAAAATACTGATCTACGTATTGTTTGATTTTAATAATACTTTCATCTAATACTTGTCCAATCTTTTTTTGTATTTCATCATCCCGTAGTACTTTATAGATAAATATTTCCCTGTCATTTATTGCATGTTGGGGATTGTAAAGTACATAATCACACCAGCTACGACCACAAACATACATGTTGAATTGCATCTGTATATAGTAATCATTAGGTATAGCTTTCAAACCTTCTGAAGATATTTGAAGCAATTGCCTGAAATAATTGTTTGAATCAGGTACTTTAATCTCAATAAGGCCATCTTCATCAATTAAACCATCTGGAGAACAGGCAAGGTAATCATCTACTATTACTATGCCAACTTCTTTTACGATAGAAAAGGTTTCAAGTAAATAACGGGTTCTAGCTACTGACTCAAAATTACTTCCCCGTTGCATGTGAAGATTATTAAAACTATCCCCATCAGATTTACAGCGTGTTACTATTTCATTAGCCTTGTCATAAAGGTACTTTTCTTTTGCAGCAGGAGTACTTAGTAATTTACTAAAAGACGAACCGGTAATCTTTCCTAATCTAAGATTATGCCATTCGTCACTGCCTTGCTGGATATCGGTTCTTATGATCATGCCGCTTGAACATTTTTAGATTGTAAAAATTCTTCTTTTAAAACTTGAAAATTATTTATTCCATTTTTAACAGTTTCAATATTACTGCTATCAATGTTATGGAATTTAGTAAATTCTTTGGTATTTAGACGATTACTGTTGCAAAGAGTAATTAACTCGTTGATAAGTTCCTTACTTTCTTCTTCTTTTTTAAACTTTGGTACACTGTTACCATCGTCATCTTCTTGGGTTAGGCCTATTATAGCAGATAAAGCATAACGCCGAGCATAAGTAATTCCCGCTCCTATTTGCTGGAGCGAGTTACATTGTTTCATTACTACGTTTTCTATGCCAAAAACAGATTTTAGCCACTGGCCTGATTCATGGATTAATAAAGTAACAAGAACCTGTTTATTATCCCTATCTTGAGTTACCAACTGTGAAATTGATAACCCATTATCAGCAAGAGGCTTTTTTATAGCTTGCAAACAACTGGCAAGGTCAGCGTATTTGTAACCATAAGCCTGTTTATCCTTACTGACATTTTCAATAAGTGATTGTGCCTTACTAAGTGCTACAGCTAAGGCATCTATCTTCTCGCTCATTAGTGATTCATGATAATTGTTTTCCATACCAATATCTATATTTTTGTATATTATTATTTATTAGTTTTTATATATACCAATTTTAGTATATTACTATTTTATAAATATTCTTTTAATTCTTTTAATTCCTGTACCAAGTCTTTATAAAAAAATAACTTCCCAGAGTTTTCTTTTGCCTTTTCTTCAAAAAATGCAATTGTCATTTCACAAAAACGTCTTGGCATTACCACCCATTCATCCTCAGTCTTTGACTTAAGCCACATAGATAAACTATGTGTTGATATCCCATCCCCCATATTGAGAAGCAGATTTGATATCTCTTTTCTAGTAATTATATAATCGTTTACTTTTTTCTTATTTTCTGTCATATTTAAACCTGTCTTTAATTGTAATTATTGATTCTATCTTTAATTGTAGTTTTTGACCTTAATAAAATTTATATACAAGACCTACGTTTCTTTGCAGATACCCAATCATAACAATTACGTAGGTCTTATTTTTATCTTTCTACTCCCCTAGTTATTGCATAATAATAATTTATTTCTTGATTTTGTAGATAAGCAAGATGTTCTGCTTCTTCTATTTCCTGCTCTAATGCTAATGGGTCATATTCGCTAATATCCCAGTCAACACAGTATTCTTTTGCTTTCTCAAGTAAAAATTCATACTGGTCAATATCCTGCATTAGTCTATAGTAATCATCCTTATAATTTTCATAAGGAATATTATAAGCTATAGCCCGCTCTATCTGATCTTCTATAAAAGCTTCTCTAGCCCTTACTCCAATTCTGGCAAAAGTTTCGCAAGCAGAATCAGATAATTCCACATGGCTAGATTCTTTTTTTGAAAAAACAGGTTTTGTCGTGATATTTTCAGGTAAAGAACTACGTTCAAGTTGGATCAAAAGAGCCTCTTTTAAAGTTTCCATATTAGAAAGCAGCTGCATTGATTCTTTAGGTGAAATAACCTTTGAAAGTAAAGCTTCTTTGGCTTTATCAACGCTCATAGCTTCCAGTGATTTGGTATCAGAAACTATTGTATCATGGTTTAAAGAAAAATTGATTTTCTCGTGATTTTCAATTTTGGCTTGACGTAAAGGTAGGTTTGAGATATTTTGCATATAATCCTCGCAATGGGTTTTTTGTGGTGATTTTTCTTTAAAAAAAATTTTAAAACGTCTTAAGCCGTAAACTTAAGGCGTTTTATTTTTGCCTTATGAGATGAGTATATAGGGGGAAAATAATAAAGTCAAATGTTTTTTGTATAAAAAGTCAGTTTTTTTTATTAAATAAACTTTCTTTGTATCTTTCTATTAATTCTATAGCTCTATTGTTATTAATAGCATAAACATATATACCATCTTTTTTTCTTTCTACAAAATTACGAGACAATAAATTTTTAAGAGTAAAATTGACTGTTTGCTTTTTAAAGCCCATAATTTTTTCTATTTGCTTTGCGGTAACAGGATAATCAGAGTTGGCAATGATACTTAATACTCTTTTTTGACCAGATGGTAAAATATCTGAGTTTTCTATTGCTTTTACTAACATTGTTTCTTCTTTCGTTTGTGTAACTATCATAATTTATGTATTTTTTATAAATAGTCAATTAAGCAGTAAGTTTTTTATTGACTTATAAAACAAGTTATTTAATGATTATAACACAATTTTCAAGATTAGAATCTATAGGAGGTATTAAGAACTATATATAATTGAATTTTTATTAGGATAGGGAAAGCGTTTTTTAAAGAGAAACACTAAAAACTCGTAAACTTGTACAGTTATGAGAATATTATTTTATTATCTAATAGTCAAGTGTTTTTCTTTAAAAATTACAAATTAATAATAATTTTTAAAGATTATGATAAATTTACAAAGACAAGTAATTCAAGAAGAAATCTCAGCTTTAATATATAGTTTTACAAATCCAAAAGCTACATATCGTAAAGAATTTTTGGCATTTGATACCATAGAAAGAGCCCACCAAGTATATAACAGAAAGATTACTCAAAAGACAAAATATTTAAGTGGAAAAGCAAAAAGTTTACTATGTCCTATAGTTCAAAAATTATTAAGAGCCGAGCCTGTTTTATTAAATAGCAAATATATTCAAAAAGTTACTGGATGTGGGATTCGTCAAAGTAAAAACATTTTAAATGAATTAAGAGGAATACTGCATATAAAATACCAAAAATCCAGTAAGCGCTATTTATTTGAATTTATACCTGCAATAGTATATGAATTAAGGAATAAAAAGGAAATAGTATCGTGCAACAAATTGCACGCTTGTTGCAATGACTCTATATATAAAGAAAATAATAATATTGAAGATATAGATCTAGAATCTAATTTTTTACAAAATTCTAAAGAAGTTAAAACTCCTCAAATTGAAACTGTGAAATTCAAAAAACGGACATCTAACGAACGGAAAAAGCCAACTAATGCTGAGCGTAAAGCAAAAGTTTATCGTTTTAACCAGTACAAAGAGCCTCAAGACCTAAAGTATCATTACCCACTAACTAAGAAGGATGGCGGTAAGTTACAAAGCCTGTCAGGTCGAGACTTTAGCCTAAATGCAATGAATGAGATACTACTGGATATGTCAAAGCGGTTAGATAAGAGGTTTTGTTCTAAAGCTCAATTCATGGCATATTTTGGGAAATGCCTGAGGTTTGAGATGCGGGATGCCGTAAAAACTGGTAATGATAACTTCCGAATAAAAGCTAATATACCTAAGGAGGAAGTAAAGAAACCTAAGATAATTGATGAAACAGAAATAAGAGCTTATGATCTAGAGAATAGAACCACTGATGGTTTTAAATCAATAACTGATGCTCTTGATAAATGGATGGGTAAATTGGTTTAATGCTTAAAAAATGCAGTTATAATTAATCCTATGATGGTTAAAAAAAACGGAATCATCCATTTTAAGATATCTGTTTTCATTTCTGCTAGGTCAGATTTTGTAACCATAGTTCTTTTTATAACTTCAACATCTATTTTTATTTTAGTTGAATCTTCGTTTTCTATTTCTTCCACTAAAAATTCAGCTTGCTCTTTAGTAAAGCCATGTTCTATAAACTTGTTGATTCTACTATTTGTATTACTTATTGCCATATCCATTACTTATTATTTTTAACTATCTCAGTAAAATCTGACCAATCCTCTACTTTAAAGGCTCTAATATCTCGTACTGAATCAGAGAACCACTGAACATTTGATAGTTTGTTTATTACCTTGTAAACAGTTGTAAGATCGTTCTTTTCGTTTTTGGATAGGTATAAGCTACCTTGTGTTCCAATGAAGCCTAAATCTTCCATCATGGCTCTAATTTCATCGTAAGCTTTGTTATAAGGCTCGCCGTAATGTTCTTTTAACTTTGCTACTTCCATGTCGAATGATATTGCGTACATAAAATTTAATGGATAAAAGTGTTTTTTAACAAAATACCTACAATTAATAAACCAATAGCCATTATCCATTTTATATTGATATTAATAGCTTTTATTTCGGATTTAATTTCTAACTGTTCTTTTTCAATACGATCAAGTTGTTCTTTAGTAGCGTAGTTCTCATTATTATTACTACTATTTAAAAAAGCTTTACCTAAAATCTCTGATGGTTTTTGTGGTAAACCACCTTCGATAAGTTCTTGTATTAATTGATGTGTATCTACTCTAGCCATAATATTTTCTATTTAATGCTTACGTATTATACACTTAACTAACACATAAATCTATAATAATCAGACCAATATGTGGCAAAAAAGTTACCCCCCCCCCCCCGATTTTTAGAGGGTTCCTACGCATAAAGTTTTGTAATATCAAAATTATTTATATTATCATCAGTTGATGGGCCTTGACAGTTTTAAAACTGTTATTTAGCTTAATTAAGCTAATGGTGACTGACATCACTGTCGCAAGCAACCTCTCATGCTAGGGGTTGTGTTATCTATAAATGCCTCCTGGCATGAAGGATAGCATTTGTTTTGCGACAACAATGTCAGGGCCCCTAGCACTTTTTAATCAAACATAATTGGTATATGAAAAGCAACTGGGAGGAGTGTATAATATCATTGACAGCGCAGCTTGAGATGGTAAATAAACGTCTGGAAAAACGACATAAGGAAATACAAAAATATCTACAAAACAATACTGATTCTAAAGATGGAGCTTTGTTGTTAATAGCAGAACAAAGAGCAGCTAAAACTTCATTTCAGAGCTTGGAAGACAAAATACATGACATGATCATATATTTATGTCGAGCAATAACTTTAGAAAAAATCAATAATAAGGAGTGGGATACGACTTTGTTTGGGAATACTATAGATTCTTGAAGCTAAAAAGTATCATGAACTGGAGTGACGATGACCCTTTCATAAAGTGGGGGACTAGGATTTATGTGAGCGTAGCATTGGTGATGCTTGCGCTGGGGTTTATATTTATATTAAAAGTAGAGTAATGGAAGAAAAAGAGAAAAACAAAAATTATCATACAGTGTTACTTTATACTGAGATTCACGAACAAGATAAGGTTGAAGAAAAAAAATTTTCTATAGAAACAAAAGAAGAAAATAAAAGATTCCAAAATTTATCTAAAGAAGAAATAGATAAATATATAAAAGAATTAAACCAGCTTATGATAAACTGTTTAAAAAGCAAAGAAGCAATACCGATTAGAAAAGAGTATTACCATGATATTGTCAATGATAATGGTAGACCTGATTATAGAACGGTTGAAGTCATCTGTTTAATGAAATATATGGGAATGATTGATGATAAAGGTTTTTGTGTTTATAATGGTTATAAAGTAAAACCTTTGTCAGGTGGTTTTTATATTTATTTGGGACATTTAATAGAATTAGGAAGTAACTTAAATTTACATTTATTATCTTATTTTTTTATTAAAGAAAACAAGAAAGAATATCTTACTATAAAGACCTCTTGTATTGAATTACAAAAGTTTTTTAATGAAACAGAAGAAAATATAAGACATGCTTTAGTATCTTTACAAAACCTAAATTTGATAACTTTTTCTGAAGACAATAGCAATGATATAGTTATTAACTTAAACAAAGGCAATATTCTAAAATTAGATAAGAAACATAGTCATTACTCTTTTTTAGAAGAAGAAATTGCTATCAATAATTATTATAAGGAACATATAATAAAACTCCCTAGTTGTCCTCATTGTTTTGAAAAATTTAGTTATGATGAGCTAAAATTAATAATAAAAAATTATGATAGATATATTATTTGAATTTTAATCATATAATTATTTATTTGATTCTTTTTCTAATTTATCAAAGTAAAACAAAGAAATTGTATAACCGATTAATACAAGAACAAACACAGGTAAAAATCCTATATATCCAAACCATTGTTCAAGATAAATTAGACAAAATGAAGTAAAAGAAAACATTATAACTCTTCCCCATGCATATTGTGTTCCTACTGTTTTAAAACGGTTTATAATAGGGATATATTTGTAAAAAATAGGGAAAGCTGGCATTCCATGAATTGCTAAAATTACCAGTAAATATTGAAGTATAATTAAATGATAAGGCTCACTAATATTATTTAATAAAAAAGGGAAAGAAATAAGTAAAATTGATGATAGAACCAATTGAACTTTTAGTATTTTTAATGGATTTATATAATAACTAATAAAATATATAAATACTACATTTATAAAATCTACAATAGAAAGAAAAAAATTATTATGAATAACATCTATGGATGAATAATTAAAAAGCCTTGTTAGTAAATCTCCACAATAAATATAAGACAAATGAAAATATAATGGGTAAACACATTGAATCATCAATAAAGCTTTTTTCACTCCTTTTTTATAAGATTTTTCTTCCGCACTTTTATATATTATTTTTCTTGCTTCATTAGCGGACACTTTCAAATTATCCATAACTAGCTTAATTTTCATTTGAACATTAGCAAACTCAGAAGTTTCTAATAAAGTTTTTCTTGCATAAAATCCAATGAATGCAATACCAAATCCAAATAGAAAAGCCCACCTCCAATTAAAACCATTCATTGTTACTAAAGAAGCTACACCTAAAGCAAAAGTTCCTCCTAATATTCCAAAAATATCTGCTATTCCTGCTAGTGGATATTGTACAGGAGGAGATGTAGTTTCTATCAAATAAAGATCACAACTCGTTACTTCCCCTACCGATGACAAGCTTTGTGTTATTCTACATAAAGTCATTATGATAGCAGCGGAAAAACCAATTTGAGCATAAGTTGGTAATACCGCCATAACAAGACAGGAAGTAGCCATCATGATTGTTGTTATATACATCACTATTATACGTCCATAGGTATCTCCTACCTTTCCAAAGAAATAAGCCCCAATTGGTCTAGCGCCAAATGTAAGAAAAAGTCCTAATGCACCTAAAAGCCTTATAGACTGAGCTTCAGTAGCTCCAAAAAACAACTCATTTAAAACGGTTCCCATGTGGACATATAACATGAGGTCAAAATATTCAAAAAGTGTTCCAAAAGATAACAAAAGAACCACTTTTTTATAATTCGATTTCAGATCAGTAAACGTTTGAATTTTTTTTAACATAATTCCTTTTTTATATTTATGACTAACATTTAAATTATCTAATAGTAATCCACATCGCAAAATAATACGAGTTTTCTTAGCAAAAATAAGTAGTTATTATCTTGTTTTATTTAAACAAGCCACACTTTAATGCATCCGCGCTTAAAAGAAGAGTATTTAAATATCATTTTTGGATCACTATCTAAAAAAACTAGAGAAATTATTGAACGTAGATTTAATCTACTTTTAAATCTTAAAAATCGTAACCAAGATAAAATATTTTTTAATCAAGAAAATGAATGGAAAATATTAGGATTAGGATATCGTTCCAAGAGAGTTTTGGAAGAAGATATCAATTTTTTTGTAAGAACAAAAAATATTTCAAAAACTTACGAAAACAATTCCTTAGTTCTAATCTTTATTAAAGAAAATTATTCTCTATTACAGTTGGAATATCTCAATAGTCTTATAATAGAGGAAGAATGACACATATCCTCTCTCTTCTCCTCAAAACAATCCGTCGCTTCTTAGCCTCAAGAGCAGAAACCCAAAGCCTAAAGGTAATAAGAGCAGCTCTACAAACTTATGCGATAACAAACGAGTAACCCCATGACCCCACAACGCCAGCAAAATATCAAATGCGTAGCCTCTCGTATACGTAGAATCCTAAAGGGAACAGAAGGGATGCCTATGCAGGCGATGTTCTGGGAAGATGTAAATATTCTCTTAAAATTAATTCTGGAAGAGGAAAAAAGTGAGTAAATCAGCTAACGTAGCCTATGTAGATTTTCAAAAAAAGAAAAGTGTTACAGAACGGGATATATATAACAGTTGGTATGATAAATGGCTTGATATAAAAAGAGCATGTGATCCCTCTAAAACAATAGTACATGAAGCTATTACATTTATAGCAGCTATAGAATTTCTTTTTATTAAAAATCCTGATGAGATCATTTTTGACAAAGAGTTACTAAAAAAGAAATGTAAACAGGGACAAAGACAGCGTAGTAGGTTTTTAGTACAATTAGCTGATTTATATGAAATTACACCTCGCACCTCATATTACTATAAAGGAAAAAAATATTATTATGTCTATTCTGCAAAACGCACAAAAAACTCACTGGAAATTTTACAGAATCCAAAAGAATTTTATAAAAAAAGTTCAATAAAATTAGTTATAAACCCTGACAAAAATGTCTTGGAGACAAGTCAAAAATGTCTGCACACCAAGACAAATTTGTCTGCGTCATATATAGATAATAGAAACTTAATAGAAGAAGATAAAAACTCTAGTAAGAGTTTTTTATCTTCTAAGAATATTATCTTAAAGCAAGAGAATAATAATATTATTACGCCCGCGCGCGAAGCTAATACCACACCTTTCGCTTTTAGCTCTTTTAATGAGCTAGCGAAAGATGCTAGCAAAGTACCAAAAGCAGATCCATACCTGCTAACAACAACGAAATTTACCAATAAGGTTACTATGGACGAAAAAGCACCGCTTACTGCTAGCGATAGGAAAATGCTGCTTTCAAAAGCTCTATTATCAGCATTTGGCAAAGAGGATGCAGATTTATTGCAGGATGAATGTGAATTTATTGAACTGGAAGCTGATAAGGTAAAAATAACGATTGGCAGCAAGAAAAGCCTTAATGACCTTGAAAAAGAAAAAATTCGAAAATCCTTAAAATCAGTTTACGGGGAAGAAGTGCGTATTGTAACCGGTAAGAGGGAAACGCAACCTGAATCGATCACAAACTGTGACAAACTGTCACGACCTCCAACACCTGAATTACTTGCCAACGTTCGTTCTAATAACTCTGAGTGGTTTACGTTTAGAAGCAATCTGATCAGGGTGCTAAGCAGACGCCATGAGGAAAAGATAGCCCAGCATATTGTCAAAAATTGGTTTGATAAACTTGGGGTTAGTGAGTTATCAGGTCAAAGTAGATTGGTTTTAATAGCTGATCCTTTTTACATTCACTGGATTGAGAATAATTACGATTCTGTGGTAGAGGATGCGGTTTGTTTAAGTAGTTTTACTGTTGAATTGCATTACAAGGGGAATAATGAAAGGCCTAGGATTTATAGCAAGGAGTTAATTAAAAGAGGTAAAAAGTGAGCGAACTAGAAGCTAGAAAATATACGTCAATTCGTATGTTAAGAGAGGAAATCAGACAGAATCTAGAAGATTTTAAGCTTTTATATAGCAATGATCAGGATGGAAAACGATGTGTTTTTGCTGTTCTTTGTGCTGATGAATTAGATTGGTTTTCAAGATATTTAATAGATGAAATAGAAAATAGTGTATTGAAGTTGAAACAACTAGTGGTGCAAGAAAACGAATGAGAGATAGCGCATTAATAGAAATCATAGGCCATGTTGGCAAAGACCCATCTTCTCCTAGTCCTGAGAAACACCCTGATTTTGTCATCTTTGAAGTAGCAGTTAGTACGTCAAAAAAGGATGTTAACTGGTTTAAATGCCAAACAAGCTCGGAAGGCTTGGCTAAAGTGGTTAAATCCTATGTTAAAAAAGGGGATGGGGTATTAATTAGGGGTTATCCTAAGGCTAATGCTTATATTGGCAAGGATGGTAAGGCTAAGGCTCAGTTTGAGATAAATATCAATTATATCAATTTGTTAACAAGTAGCAGGGATAAACCAAGTAATAACGATATTTCAAAGGAAAATTACATAACTGAGATAGAAGAGTTGTCAAAACTTGATAATGAAATCCCATTTTAAATAAAAGGACGTAATGAAAATAACAAATTTTTTTAAAGGACTAAAAAGAGCTGCTGAGTTTTTTGATCTAAACCCTTATGGATTTAGTATTAACGAACAAAAAAGAAGTGAACAGTTGGAAAAATTAAACGCAATTGTGGGGTATCTACAAGTTCAAAATAATCGTCACGAAGGACTTATAAACAATTTACAAAAAAAACAAGAACAAAAGGTTGTAGGCTTAATGATTGATATTATGACATTGAAAGATGAAATATCTAGATTAGAAAATAGTGATAAAGAAACAGTAGTAACAAGTTCAACCTTTTCAAAACCAACTAATTCATTAACACAAACAGAAGCTAAAAATATATTTGAGTACAAAGATGGAGAGCTTTATTGGAAACATACTCTTCGCAGTGTTAAAAAGGGGGATAAAGCAGGAACTATTGCTATTTCTCCATCGGGGAATAAATTTAAAAAAATTAGATACGCAGGAAAAAGTTATAAAGTCGCATACATAATATTTTTAATATTTCATGGATATATGCCCAAACGCATTTCATTTATCGATAAAAATCCACTTAATACAAGAATAGAAAATTTAAAAGAGATTGTATCAAGAAATGTCTAGCCAGATACAAAAGCAAATCAGTGTTTTATATGATCTTTTAACTAACAATAATGATTTTAGTGAGATCAAACATTGGTTTCTAAATACCTCTATGGGCCAGAACGAGAACTTTGTAGCTTTTAATTATCAATTAAATCTTCAAAGACAGGTTGCAAGAAAGGATTTAAATAAGTTATCAGAAACTACAGAAGAAATACAGGCGCTTGTAAATCAGTGTCGGCAATTGGTTTTAATTGAAAAAGAAAAAGACGAAAGCTTAAAAAAATACTATAAGCAGTATTCTAAAAAAATAGAGAAACAAAATGATAACAAAAGAAGTACTGCACGAACTATTTGAATACAAGGACGGCGAGATTTATTGGAAAGAATCACCTGCTCAAGGCGTTAAAAAGGGACAAAAAGCAGGAACTCCGACAAAGTACGGAGATCTTGTTGGAGTAATAGGGCAAAGGTTTTATAAACACAAGCTTATATTTACCATGTTTTACGGGTATTACCCTGACACAATTGTTTTTAAGGATGGTAACCGCTCCAATTGCAGGATTGAAAATCTTAAGGAGGTAACAAGAGCTAGAGCACTGACAAGATCAAGAATCAGAAAAGATAATGTATCTGGTTATAAAGGTGTTAGCTGGTCTAATTCACGTAAGAAATGGGTAGGTGTTATTGTAAGGGATAAACAAAGAAAACATCTAGGGTATTTTGAAGATAAAGAAATGGCCAATAAAGTTTATCAAACAGAAGCTGCTAACTATAACAATTTAGAGGGAATAAATGAAACAGAAATGCGAAGAAATTATAATTGATCAGTATTTAAAGGGTAATATTACTGATAAAGAGAAAACAAGGCATTTAAAAGGATTAGCAATGTTAAATCCAGAAGGGCTAGCATATGTTTATAACGAGTTAACTAATAATATTTCACAATTTTTTAAAAATACACAAAGGTATTTCAAAACATGGGATCAGCTTTCGGAAACTGAACAAGAAGAGGCTTTTTCTCAAATAGTGTCTGATACCGAAGTATTAAAATTGTTTAAAGAAATAGAGGAACTAGAAGATGAATTACCAGAATAATACTGAAAGTATAATAGATAAAATACGAGATGAGATCGATACGTTAAGTTTTCTATCTCAAACACCAAAGAATGAGGCGGTAATTGCTATGAAAATGCTGGCAAGTTCTTTGGTGGAGGATTTAAACGAAATGTTAAAAAACATAAGGTATCAGGGAGAATGACTAAAAAGCAAACAGTAAAAAAGAAAGGTGGTAGACCAAAAACAGTGTTTACTGATGAGCAATTAATAGAACTAAAAGATATTTCTCGAAACATGACGATTGCTCAAATAGCAGATTATTTTGGTATGGGTGAAAGAACTTTTTATGAGGTAAAAGCTCAAAACCCAGCAGTTGCGGCGGCTTATAAAAAAGGAAAGGCTACAGGAATAAAGGATGCTACAGGCTTACTTTGGACTAAAATGAGAGAAGGCGACACAACAGCAATTATATTTTATTTAAAAACACAAGCTGGTTGGTCTACGGAACATAAAAACGATAATAAAATTAAACTTAAGTTTCCTGATAACAAGACACCATCTGATATATTGGATACTGCACTCTCTGTACTTGAGAATGGAGATATTACACTTAACGACGCACAAAGGATAGCTGATTTGGCAATGGTTAAACTTAATATAACAACTAAAACTGATATAACGCAGCAAACAGTAATAGAACGAGAAAGCGAAGAACAGTTAATGGATAAGATTTATACTTTGAGAAAAGTAATAGAACATGAAGAAAAAAAGAATAAGGTAAATTAAAATTTGAAGTGACGCCGTGTCGGACAATGTCCAATCCTGCAAGACGACGCAGTCACAGCGTGATTATTAGTATAAAATAAAATGATAAAATAGGCAAAAAAATGTTTATGGAAAAATACAGAAAACAGGCGAGATTATACATAATAATACCTATAATACTTCTAATTAGCGTCTTAGTATATCATGGTTGCCAATTTATCAATAACAAGATCAACATTTTAGAGAACAAAATAAAAGAATTGGAATTTGAAATTTATAATAAATAGTTATTCACAAATTTTGTTGATAAAAATGTGGAATTACCAAGCTAACGTTTATGTAGTAAGGTCTTGGAAGAATGCCTAATAAATAAGCAGGTTAAAAAAAGGAATTTATGGGAAAAATTATAGATTGTATTGTATTTGTTGTTTTAAGTAGTGTTATAGTTTTGTGCTTTTATTCTGCTCCTGAACTAATGGAAACTATTGCACGTATTAAGACTGCTGGAGCTAAATTTTATTTTTTATTAGTTATAATAACTGTGCATTTATATTATTTTTATATTGCTATAGAATGGCTTGGTTTTAAAATAGTTGACTGGTTAATAAATAATGATAGATAAAGAACCAAAACAGAAAAAGAGATACGTTACTGATCTAAAAGTTCCACAATATCAAAAACCACTTCCAGCAGCTACAGATAAAGATATACAAAGCGCTGAGAAGTCAGATCAGAATTACGCAATTATGAAATACAGGGAGCTTGTAGCAGCTCGCAGGGAAAAAGAAAAGCTACGTCCAAGAGAACCTGAAATCTATCATCACGACATTTTTAAAAAATAATTTTTTATTATCAAATAATTATTGACAGTAATTGTAAATTATTGTAATATTTAATTACAAAGAAAATAGAGGAGTGAATATCATGGAAATAAAAAAGGGAGAGAATGAAATAGTAGATTATATCATGGATAATTGGAACAGTAACGAGACGGAAGTGAAAATAAATTATCTCAGGTTGTTGGTAAAGAAATACTATCAGGAGCGAGCAAAATATGAACATAATTGAAGCAATAGAGAAAGCACAAGAAAAAATTAGTAAATTAGGAAATGATTTAAATGATGTTGTGTTTGAAATACGGAGAACTTCTTGGGAAGTTTATGCAACTCAAAATGATTTTAAAGATATAGTTATTCTTATTAATAAAAATGGAATTCAAAGGATGTCTAAACATGATAGTAAAGATTGTGGTCTTACCGTAGAAGATTTAAAGGCGCAGGATTGGGAGGTGGTAGAATGAATTTTATTGAAGCAGTGAAAGAAGCTACAAAAGGCAAAAAAATAAAACGAAGGATATGGGATAATAACAATCATGAGGTTTATATAACAGCAGATCATCCTTTAAGTAGTTTAATAATTGAAGACTTAATGGCCAATGATTGGGAGGTAATGGAGGATTAAATGATATATGGTGTAGAATATGGAGAAAAAAAATGAATGCTAGACAAGAATTTATTGATCACATTAATAAGATAAAACAATTTAACAAAGAAATAAAAGTAACATCTGCAATTATAGTAGATAAAAGGCAATATAAAACCCATCTTATTTTTGTTCTTAAGCCAAATTATTCAGAAGATGAATATAATAAATTTTTAGAAGAAATAAATTTATTTATATACAATTCGGGGTTTGGATGGCAAGAGCTGTATGGTTATATTTGGTATAATGATGGTAGTTGGTCAGAAAGAGCTGAATATGATGGTTCTGAATGGTGGGAATATAAAAAATGCCCGTCTTTTCAAGATAAACTTAATGAATTTAAATTAAATAACAAAAATGACTAAACAAAAAAACTCAATAAATATAACCCCTAACGATGAATTACTAGCGCTAATAGATCAGGAAGCCAAGAATAACATGCGTACTAGGAAAGCGCAGGTAGAGTATATAGTTAAACAGTATTTTAATAAAATTAAACCAGAAGAAAAATGATAGCAATTGAGTTAATAATAGTTTCTATTATTATTGGAAAAATTTATAAAATAGAGCCTGTTAATCAATATTCTTGGTGGTTAATTATAGGTTTGATTTTGATTACCCTAATTTTAGAATTATTTATAAGATCATTTGACAAGTCAATAGCTATGTCAGAACAAAATCAAAAAGAAAATGTTCCATCAAGAGATATTTATGGCCGATTAATATCAAATGACATATATAAGCAACCACAATATCAACAAAGTTTAAAAAATAGAAATAAACCAGAGGAAAAATGAAAAAATTTACAAAGCAGCAAGTAGATTTTATTTGCTATCAAATAGGCGAATGGTATGTACAATGGAAAAATCAGTTAGTTGATTATGATAATAAGCAACATAGGCTAGGATACGCCAAAGAATTATTAAAAGAAAGAATTTGCGGTGAAGATTATGAGGATTTAGAGGATGAATATGATATTAAACCTAAAATCAATCCTTGGGAAACTGAACCAAATTTTTTGGAGTTTGTTGATGAAAGTACTGGATATAGATGTTTTATACAGAGGCATCCAGAATTTAAACATTTATGCGGATATGTAGAATTACCTAAGGAGCATAAATTGTACGGCAAAGATTACATGGATAATGAAGAAATTTTTAATGAAATAGATGTACATGGCGGAGTAACTTACACTGGTGAAATAAGATTTAAACAACAAGATTATACAATAGATTATGTAGTCGGTTTTGATTGTGCTCATGCTGGCGATTATTCACCTTACTTTTTGCCTTTTCTCGGTATGAATAAAAGAATAGCGAATGAAACATACAAAGATATAGAATACGTAACTAACGAATGTAAGAATTTAGCTAAACAATTAAAAGAGTTGGAGTAGAAAATAATTATGAATAATAAATTAAAATTTTTAAACGAAGGTTTAATTTTTTATGATGAACTAACTAAAAATCTTATTAAAATTAGATTAACTAACACGGATTTTACTATAAGTATTAATCACAAAAGATACTTTTTTATTTTAAATGATGAAGGCAAATGTAAATTTGATGGAGTATGTGTTTTTAATATACCTGAAGATATAACTGTTTATCCAACTTTAAGGGAATTAAGTAATTGTGATTCAAATGTTTTAAATAAAATGAAAGATCGAGAAATGGAAATTTTTGATAAATTTATATATAAAGAAAACAAATAATTTAAAAAACTTGGAGTAAAGAATGACTGAGGAAGAAGATGAAAGAGCTAGAGAAAAATATAATACAATGGAAAAAGGGTTGCAGTTAACACCTATAGAAAAAGCCTTGGTAATAATAACAGATGATCAAACAGAGTTGGTACAAAAATTTTCTTTTTATACTACTGAGGTTGACGAATTGGAGATGTTAGCTGCTAGTTTAACAACAATATTATACGACACTTTTAAAAAAAGGAATATGTCTCAGGAAGAGTGCCTTTCATTTTCAGAAATTTTTTTTAAACAAGTAAAAGATAAATACAAAGAACGTTTTTTTAAAGAAGGAGAAATATATGATTGATAAAAAAGAAAAAGCTGAAAAGTTAGGTTCGGAATTTAGAAAACTATTTGAAGATAAAATTGGGAATGAGGAGGGATATAATTTTTTACTTTTTATTGATTATGGAGAGGATTCTTATTATAGGGAAACTTCTGCTAGTTTTGCTGTTGCATTAGGAATTATAGCTAGTGAATTTGAATGCTTATTAGAAAAAATAAATACCCAATTAAAATCATCAGACGATTTTAATCATCGTTATTGTTTAGAAAAAGTTTCTGAGACATTAGAAATTATAAAAAACAAACTAAAATAATTAAAAAAAAAAGAAAATACATGATTAAGGAAGAAAGGGAAGTGGCAGTAAAAGCTATAAGAAAAGTGTTACAGTTAAAGTCTGATGAAAGTTTTGTGTTATTAATTAAAAACAATAAAACCAATTCTGTAAGTGAATTAGCTTGTGATGTTAAAACTGAACGAGATTTTATAGAAATACTTATTAATCCTTTACTGGGGCACTTTAGCGAGTCTTTAATACGAAATAATATTTTAGATTTAGATACTCAACTTTCATTTTTAAAAGGCTTGTTTGAATCTTTAGAAAGTCAGTACAAAGAACGTTATTTAAACAATATATTATAAAATACCAAAACTAATATACTAATATATACCAATATAAATAAATTACTATATTGTAATTTACAAAAACTAATATATACTAATATTAGTAAATTAATATATTAGTATATATGAAAATAATAGCAGTACTTAACCAGAAAGGCGGATGTGGTAAAACTACGATTGCTATAAACCTCACTCACTCATTACAGAATTTAGGCCATAAAGTATTACTTGTTGATAGTGATCCTCAAGGGTCTGCTAGAGATTGGAACGTAGAGAATGATGGTAGGATTATTCCAGTAATAGGATTAGATAGGGTTTCACTTGCAAGCGATATAGAGGCAGTAAAAGCTGGGTATGATTTTATTGTTATAGATGGTGCGCCGTCAATAACCAAACTAGCAGCTGCGGCAGTAAAGATAGCTGATTTTGTTTTAGTCCCTGTCCAACCATCTCCTTGGGATATCTGGGCAACGTCTGATTTAGTAGAGTTAATAAAGGCACGTCAAGAAGTTGCTGATGGTAAACCACTTGCTGCGTTTGTAGTTAGTAGGGTGATTAAAAACACCAAGCTAAGCCAAGAGGTGTTGGAAGCTTTGAAAGAGTATAACTTACCTGTTCTTAATTCATATACTACGCAGCGGGTAGTATATCCAACATCTGCAAGTGAAGGTAATACTGTGTATACTCAGGTTTTTAACGATGCAACGTTAGAAATAGATTTTATAAGAAACGAAGTATTGGAGGCAATGAAATGGCTTTAAAACCTAAGTTAAAAAACAATTCCAATTTTCAGAAAGAAGAAGCGCTAAAGGAAGTTGTCAAAGAGAAAATGGTATACATAACGATTCTTTTGCCAGAGTCTTTGAAAGATAATTTTAAGGTCAAGACCATTCGTAACAAGACTAATATTACTAATGTTTTAATAAATTATATTAAGGAGTATGTTAATGAGTGAAAATAAAAAAACTACTGAATGTATAGAGTTAAAGCAATTCTTTGAAGAGTTATTACTACTTAGAGATAAATATAAATTAGAAGGATTGATTAGTATAGATGATTTGCTTGAGTTGCTAAAATCACTAGCTGAAGAAATAAAGGAACGTAATGTTTTGTTTAGTCATATTAAAGAATATGAAAAAGACTAGAATTTTATAAAAAGGAAGGAAATAAATGCCAATAATTAATTCTAAAAATTTATTAAAGCTTGGAAAAATAACAATAGATGTCGAAGACATAAGAGACGAAATAAAAAGGGACTTACTCTACGAACTTGATAAGCGTTTTTATCCTATGAGATATGCTCTTGCTTATATGTTAGATGTTATTTTTGAACTTCATCCTACTAGATTTAAAAAATTTAAAAAAGTTTATGATTCATTAAGCCCAGAAGAACAGGAAAAATATCTTAAAAAAGTGGATAAGGAAACTCGTAAATTACGAGAGTTAGAAGAAAAATTAACTGATACTACTCAAATGGGACATTGTGGGTGTTGTAAATGCGAAAAATATGCACTGCTTAGACGAATAGCAACGGAGGTAATTATTTAATTATGAGCTTCTGTTGGATTAAAAATAATAGATATTACAGAATCAAGTTTCAACCAACTTTATTTGGCACGATAGATGTAATATGTGTTTGGGGTAGTTTAGGAGGGAACTTAGGGAATTATAAAGTAATTCCTTGTAATGGTATTGAGGAAATCAAGGATATTATTAGGTATGTGAAGAAAAGAAGGAAGCAACGGGGTTATATATTTTATTATGGCAGACGGGGAACAAGTATTATTTAATCTTGTAAAAGAAGGTGATATAGAAAATTTAAAAACATTAATTGATACTGGTATTGATGTTAATACTAAGGACGATAATGGTTTTACTGCATTACATTATGCAGTATATCATGATAAAATCGATATTGTCCGTTTTTTACTGGAAAAAGATGCAGATGTTAATATTGTAGCTCAGCAACGTATGAAATATACGCCATTACTAATAGCCGCCCTAAAAAGTAGAGCTGATATTTTTATGCTTTTAAAAGAAAATGGAAAAATACAAGAATCTTCTGAATTAAGAGGTTTTACTATAATAGGAGTAGATTATCATAGCTCTAATAGTCTTTTAACATTAACAGCTTCTGGTCTTAAATTTATTTTGCAATATAAAGAAGATACAGCATATATTCAAACTTTAAAAAAAGCAGCTATATCTCAGTTTTTAAAAAAATAAAAAATATTACAAAAAAAGAAGAAGGAAGCAAGGAGGTTATGTGTTGTATTATATAAATAAACAAAAAGAAATGTTATAGTATGTTTTTAGAAGAATTGGGTTATAAAAAGAATCCTATTGTTGAACATTTACCCCCAGAAATAAAAAAGTATTTATTAGATAACAAGGTAAAAATTTTACCTTATAAACTTAAAATAGCTATTATTGAAGAAAAAAGAGAAAGGGCTATAAAAAGTGCAGTAATGCAAGGATGGTGTAATATGGTGCATGATAGGCTTGAAGTACTTTTGGGTAAAAATATATTCATAAATAATGAAGACCCAATACTTCAAGAGGGTTGTATAAAAGAAGTGGATTAATATTTGATCTTTTTTTTATATCCAAAGCACAAGAAAAACGGCCGTTTTTCATACACTTAAAAAATTAGCAGTTTTTAAAACCTCAAATATCCAATAACTCATTCCAATTATCTATACAAGTTTTACCATACTATTTTATCTTTTCTTGTAGAGATAAACCTCAGAAATTTTTTTGCCAAGGTTCAACTTATTACGTTTTACAGAAAAACGCATGAAAAACGTACGATTTTGAGAAAAGCGCACTTGATCTTGACAATCTGTTCAACATGTTGTACATTATAAACACAACAAAATAAGAGTAAGGTTTAATATGCGCAATAAATTAGAAATTTCAGATGGTTTTTATACTGCTTCACAAGCAAGATCAAAAATATTCAAAATTATGGATGAGGTTAATTTGACTCATGAGCCAGTTTATATAAAAAGCAAACGCAATAGTGTTGTAGTTTTAGCAAAAGAAGATTATGACGGATTGCAGGAAACTTTAGCAATATATTCTGTGCCTGGATTAGCGCAATCTATAATTGATGCAAGTAATTCTCCTAAAGAAGAGTTTGTGGAGTGGACTGATGAGCTATAAAATTAAGTTATCAAAATCTGCTCAAAAAGATATTTCAAAATTAAAAGCAGCAGGTTTATATGAAAAAGCAATAAAAATAAGAGATGGGCTTATTATAGATCCATATCCAATAAATTCCGAACAACTTATTAGGGTACTAGCAACATTTATTATTGGTAATTTAAAAGGTCAGCGATCAATTCGAATTAATTTACAGCATCGGTTAGTTTACGAAGTAATAGAAGAAGAGAAATTAATAAAAGTGTTAAGAATGTGGAGTCATTATGAATAGATAGATAGATAATATATATTTTTATTCAATTTAAAATATTATGATATAATAACAATGAGGAAAAAGTTATGAAAAGAAAAAATGATGAAGAAGAACATGGTGGTATGAAATTAAGATCAGGTAAAGTAGTAAGTGCTAAAGTAATTAAGTTACCAAAAGAAGTAGATAGTAGTATAAAAAAGCCTTTAGTTTTAGATAAAGTTGTTGTTACTTCTGAGATAAGGTTAGCAATTGTAAGTGTTATAGATAAATTAAAGGATATATTAAAAGACAATAAAAAGTTTGCTAATATTTTAGTAGAAAAATCACTTTCTATTGGTAAAGGGGTGTATACTGACGAAATAAAGTCGTTATTATTTAAAGAATATCCTAAATTATTTGAAGACGAAAATAGAACTCAATTATTTGATGTGGCATCAGATTTAGGGGGGTTAATATATGGTAATCATGAATTAACAAGAAAGGAGATGATAAAACATCCTAAAAAAGAGTGGGATAAATATCGTAATATGTTACGAGATAAAATTGAGAAAGAAGTGCGTGATATATTTTTTTCTTCTGAAGATATAGAATCTGTAGATTCAGCGGTTGTCATAATAGGTGAATCAGAGGAATAATATTAAAGATGTCGAAAAAAAAAGAAAAAACTTATCAAAGGTCAGCTGCTCCAACTCCTTCAAAGGAAGCAGATTTAATGATCACTCCATTACTAAAATCAAAAGGCATAACATTAGGAAGTAAACAAGTAAAAAAAACTGATGCAGATTATAGGCATTTTTTAGGAGGATATGATAGACTTGATCTTGGACAAAAAGAGTTAGCTACCTTTTTAGCTGATCAATTAGCTAAAAGCAAATCATCTGGCCGCTTTAAAGGGCTTAATTTAGTAAAATCTCAAAAGTATGATACCTCTGGAAATCCAATGGAAGCATATGATTTTGGCGCAAAAAAAATAACATTACATCCACATGGAAAAGAAAATCCTATTGTAAAATTCATACACGAAGGTACTCACGCATTAGACGACTCACCTATGAAAATTTATCAAAAAGATGCGATAGATTTTTTATCTAAAATTTTAAAGAGAAATCCTATAGATCGAGATCAAGGTGAATGGTATACAGGAGCGCAGAATATTTTACCTGTTGCAGCACAAGATTTTAGAGAAAGATACCCTTATCTACCTGGGGTACGACAAAATATTCAAGACAGCTTTTATAATTTAAAAGTGCCTCAAGTTGGTAAAAAACAAGATATTATGAGTTTTCAACAAGCTAAAGAGGAACTTGATAGACAACAAGAACCAGAAGATGATAGTGATCTCTTGTTTACTTCTTTATCAGAATTTCCAGCATATGGTGTAGAAAACTTATTTTCACCTTGGAGAGTTACTTCTCAAACTAATCCTCATGCAAAAGGATTTTTACATAGTATAATGCAAGGTGTACATAGAGGATTTTCAGACCTTGGTTTAAATGAACAAAACTATCCGTTAGTAACTAAAGCTTTTGGTGATAGAATGGCTCAACTTGGTGCTTCTTCAGTACCTTTATCTTTACCTCGTAGTTCAAATTTATTGGGTTCTAAGTCACCCTATAGTAAATCAATCCCATATAGACCATTTCCAGAATCAGTACAACCTTCTATATCTCCATTAGAAATGCTTTATCAAGAAAAAATGAAAAAACAACATAATAATGGGTCTTTTTCCTCTATTTCTTTTAGTCCTAGTAGTTTATTGACTCCTTCTAAAAGCCCATTACCAACACTAGTAATTCCAGGAGGAAAAAAGCAAGGACTACAACTCCCAGGAGAAATAAATTTTAAAAAGCGTAGAGTAGAATCGCAAAGACCTTCAGAAGGTGACAGTGGTTTTTCTTTAAGTACTGCTATATTACCTATTCCATTATCTCGTTCCCCATTAACTTCTGCTATTAGTCCAATAGATTATATACCACCACCTCCTCGTCTCCCTGTCCATCCAGAATGGGATTTTAGTAAATTTGATCCAGAAATGTATGATATACCAGAAACTCAGCAAGAATTTAATAAAAGAATGAAACTGGATTAAGTAAAAAAATCTTTAATTCTTTAACCTTTTAATGTGAAAAATTAGCATTCAAATTTACACGTTTTTATCCTTAACTAATTTTAGTGATTTTTAAAAATTGAAAAAGAAGAGAAATAAATAAACCTTAATAAAAATGAAAAAAAATTAAGGTTTATTTAATCTTTAATAATAACGAGCAAATAATGTATCTGGATACTATAATTATTTAATCTTTTTTAGTCAAGAAAAAAAGGGTTTTATAAAAACAGGAAAGTGTAGAAATAAAACCCTATTTAAGGTGTATTTACTTGAATGTCACAAAAAGAGTTTAATAACCCTAACAGCAATTCTATCAACCTTGATAGAATACAAAACTTATAATACCTTTCCTATTTAGAAATTTCAAAGAACTGTAAAAAAAATAACGCAACTTTTCTAAATCTGTTGCCAAATTAGCAAAATTGCGTTGTGATTTTTTTAATAAAAGAGTACATGAGAGGCATATCTTATAAAGGATTAAAGCGTTTGTCAAATCTAAAAAATAAAAGGTAAGATGAGTAAAAATAAACTACGTTTAAAACTAAAACCCCCAGTAATTTCCAATCCTCTTTTAAAATTAAAAACGTTTACTGTAGAGCCAAAGGTAATAAAACCTAAAACAAAACAGGTAAAAAAGCCAAAACCTGTTATTTCTAAAGAAAAAAAGCCATTACTTACTTCTGAAGAGTTTTTTGGAATGTTATATTATTTTAGAGCAAAATATCCTGCTTGTTTCTCTGATCCTATCAAACCGCTAGCTATAGGCATAATCAAGGATATGTTAAAGGAAAGAACAGAACTTAAACTGTCTGGAATAAAAATACGTAAGTTCTGTAATATCTACTGTAACACTCCTGAATATAAAGCAGCTTTAAAAGCTGGAACACCAAGAATGGATTTGCTTGGTAATTCAACTGGATTAGTAGAGGAAAACCAAATACAATAATAAAAAAAGTATTGATTAAAATTGCAAACTTACTTTGTTTATAAATACAGAATATATCCTACTAAAAAGCAAGAAACATTACTTATTAAGCATTTTGGTTGTGTTCGTTTTGTATGGAATTATTTTTTAAACGAAAAAAAGGAGCATTATTTAAAAACAAAAGGTAATTTAACTTATTATGATAATTCAAAACAACTAACATTATTAAAAAAAGAAAAAGAATGGTTAAAAGAGTGTAATTCTCAAAGTTTACAAGTTAGCTTAAAGCACCTTGATAATGCCTATAAAATGTTTTTTAGAAAAACACATAATTTTCCTAATTTTAAAAGTAAGGATGCTAAACAATCTTTTACAATTCCACAATATTTTAAATTAAAAGATAAAAAAATACATTTTTTTAAATTTAAAGAAGGTATAAAGGTTAAAGAACATAGAAAATTAGAAGGTAAATTTGTAATAGCTACATTATCAAGAACTACTACCAACAAATATTACATTTCTATCACTGTAGAAAAAGAAATCAAACCAGTATCTTTAACAGATAAAACTGTAGGTATAGATTTAGGAATCAAAGATTTGATTATTTGTTCTGATGGTAAAAAATATCAGAATATTAAACCATTATCTAGCTTAGAGAATAAATTAAAATATAAGCAAAAACAATTATCTAAAAAAGTAAAAGGGAGTAACAACAGAAAGAAAGCTAGACACAAAGTAGCTATAATTCATAAAAAAATAAAAAATACTAGAAATGATTATATTCATAAAATAACTAAAACAATTGTTAACGAAAACCAAGTAATAATTGTAGAAGATTTAAACGTTAAAGGTATGATGCAGAATCATAAATTAGCAAAAGCGATTAGTGATGTATCTTGGCATGAAATATATAGACAACTTGAATATAAAAGTAAGTGGAATAATAGAATTTATCATATAATAGATAGGTTCTTCCCTTCTAGTAAGATGTGCAGTTCTTGTCATTTTGTTAATGACGAATTAGCATTAAAAGATAGAAATTGGAATTGTCCAAATTGTAACACTAAATTAGACCGAGATTTAAACGCATCAATAAATATATTAAATCAAGGTTTAAATAACATACAAGCGGCAGGGACTGTCGTATAAAGCTTGGGGAGCTGCCTGTTCTAATAAGGAGCGTTGAACCAAGAAGCCCTTTTGGGTAGTTCACACTAGTATAATACATTTCAGGAGGTTTGCATGAGTAAAAGTTTCATTCATCAACACATAAAAAATATAAAAAAACAAAGGGATAGTTCTGCTTCATCTATTCCAGTTAAAACAACTCCTATTACACCTATTATTGTTAATCAGGATAATATAACTTCTCCTAGTTTAACTGTTGTTATAAAAGAAATTTCCAGAATAAAAGAAGCGCAGCAAGCGGCTTTAAAAATAGAAGAAGATAGGCTAGCTAAGGAAAGAGAAGCCGCTGAACATGAAAGAATAAAAAAAGCAGAAGAGCATCAAAGACAAGAAGAAGCCAGATTACTTTGTGAAGCTGAGGAAAGAAGATTGCTTGAATTGGAAAGAGAAAGGGTAGAACAAGCACGCAGACTTGAAGAGGAAAGAATAATCAGAGAGCAATTAGCAGCGCAAAAGCTAGAAGAACAAAGATTGGCCATACTTGAGCAACAAAGATTATTTAGGGAGTCTCAAGAAAGGTTAGCTCGTGAAAGAGAGGAACAAAGAATAAGACTAGAGCTAGAACAAAGGTTAATTAGAGAAGCAGAGGAGCAAACGATAAGACTGGAACAGGCAAGAATAGCTAGGGAAGCAGAAGAAAGGCTAGAGCTTGAAAGGCAAAGGCTTGAGCAACAAAGAATAGCTAGAGAGATAGAAGAAAGAGCCAGATTAGAGCAAGAGAGACTAATTCAAGAACAGGAAGCATTGCAATTATTACAACCAGTTCAAATATTAGTACCAGAGATTCCAGTAGAATTACCGGTGTTAGAGCTTCCACATTTAGAAGAGGTACAACCTGATATTGTATTAGCAGCACAAGAAATTCATCAGGATATTCAAGAGCCTTTAGAACCTATTGCTATAGATCATGTAGAACCTGAACCATTACATCCTATAGCAGAAGTTCAAGTAAATGAACAAGAAGTAATAAACAATCAAGAAATATTAGAGCAACCCTTACAGGAAGAACCGCAACCTCAATTATTACCTCCCCTTCACGTAGAAGAGCAACCAGCTGAAATAATAGTTGCTGCTCCTTTGGAACAAGAACAAGTAGAACATCTGCAAGAAGAAATAATAGAACCAGTTATTATTCCCGTTCAACCAGAAGTTATACCTCCAGTAGAAGTGCCTGCTGAAGTTCAACATATAGAAGAACATCACCAAGAACCAGAAATACCGGAAGCTCAAGAGCCATTAGCACCGATAGCACAACGTTTAATTGTGCAAGTACAAGGAGGAGGTGAAGAAAGTGATTTTGAAGATCTGGATTATGTCTCTGATTTTTCTGATCTTCCAGACGCAGAAGAAGGAGAATATGTGATGGTAGGATTAGCTGGAGAACATCAGGAACTTTAATTTTTACGATTTTTTAAGGGGTATAAGAAAGTGTGATAAACTAAACATAATAAATTAATTCGGTATTCTATTATGTTAAGAAAAAGTTTATCCATTACCTTGCTAGGTATCATATTATTATATAATTCTATAGCTTTAAGTAAGGATTTTTATATAACAATACCACTTACTATTAGTAACATCGTCTCTGTAAAAGAAAAAAATCATTCTGAAAATTTTAATCTAACTCATGAGTCTGCAATATCACCTGTATTCGGCGCTGGATTAGGTTACTACATAAATAATAATTCAAGAGTAGAATTGCTTTTTGAAAGCTTGAATTTTTTATTTAATGATCAAACAGGCAATTTTAATTTTCTTGAAGATGAAGTTTATACTATAGGAACTAAATCAGTTAAAAGAAGAGTTTTTGGTAAGTCTTTAAAATTCAATTATTACTATAATATTTTACATAAAGACGTTTTCCAGATTTTTATTGGTGCTGGAATAGGAGGAGCGCAGATTAAAGAAAATAAATCTTTTCTGGTTTCCGGTCATTTCATAGACGGGGGAGATTTACGTTCTTTTCCACCAGTAATTAAAAATGCTAGAAGTGCCAAAACAACTAATTTTACTTATTCCTTAATGGTTGGAACAAGTAAAAATTTCAACTCCATAGGTCATTTTGATCTGACTTATAGCTGGAGAGATTATGGTAGAATAAAAAACAATAATGTTTCTAGTAGATATAAAGGTCATCACTTTTCTTTAGGTGTAAGATTCGATCTTTAATTCATGCAGGTAGATTTAATTACCAGTTCCTTAATAACTCCTGAGGAACTGGTCAAAGCAAGAAATTATTTAAGTGTTTTAGAAGCTAGTTGTTCCTTATACGATTTTTTAAAACAAGCTTGGCCTATTATAGAAGGTAAAACGCCTTTTATTGATGGGTGGCATATTCAGGCAATTTCTGAACATTTAGAAGCTTGTTATAAGCGTCAAATTAAAAATCTTCTTATTAATATACCTCCTCGAACTGGTAAAACCAATTTAATATCAGTAGCTTTTCCTGCGTGGGTATGGATACATAACCCAGAGGAAAAGTTTATGTATGCCTCTTATGCAAGTTCTTTAACAATAGAACATTCCTTGAAATGTAGAAGACTTATAGAGTCTGATTGGTATCGGAAAAACTGGGGTAGTTTGTATCAATTATCCAAAGATCAAAATGCTAAAAGTTTTTTTGATAATAATAGAACAGGTTATCGTATAGCAACTTCTGTAGGAGGAACGAGTACCGGAAAGGGTGGCTCGATACTGATTGTTGATGACGGCAACTCTGCTGCTGACGGAGCTTCAGATGCAAAACGGGATGGGGCTAATAATTGGTGGGATCAAGTATGGTCAACCCGTTTAAACAATCCTAAAAAGGATATTAGGATTGTTGTACAACAAAGAATACATGAAAATGACATGTCTGGCCATATTATGGCTAATGATGATGGAGGCGAGTGGGTAAAATTGATTTTACCTATGGAATTTGAAGAAAAAAGGCGCTCAAGAACGATAGTTTTATCAAGTACTAATGGTCAAATATGGGAAGACCCAAGAGCTACAGAGGGACAATTACTCTGCGTAGATCGATTTTCTGAAAAAGAAATCAACAAATATAAAAATGAACTTGGTTCTTATGGTTATGCAGGACAATATCAGCAAAGACCAGCACCTGAAGAAGGCGGAATAATTAAAAAACCTTGGTTTTGCTGGTGGAAAGATAGCACGCCTCCTGAAATTGAGTTTGTAATTATGTCGTGGGATACAGCTTTGACTGCAAAAGATGTTTCAGCTTATTCAGCATGTACTACATGGGGTGTATTTTACGATCACAACTACGTAGAAAACGTTATTTTGTTATCCATGTGGCGGGATAGGATAGAATACCCCGAACTTAGAGAGATGACAAAGCGATTATATTTCGATTATAGAGACACTGGCAAAGTTAGAAATCCTTTATTTAAAGGACGGCCAGTTGATATGTGCCTTATTGAGGCCAAAGCTTCAGGTGATCCATTGATTCAAGACTTAGCGCTAGCAGGAATTAGGGCTATTCCTTTTGTTCCTAATAAATACGGCGATAAAATTCAAAGAGTAAGGTTAATTACCCCTTTAATTGAGGGAGGAAGAGTCTGGTTACCGGCTAAACCTCCGTCTTATGACAAATTATTGCCTTTCGCTGATGAATTTATAGAATCCGTGGCTTGTTTTCCTAACGCTGAATCTCGTGATTTAGTTGATACCATGACTCAAGCCTTGTTAAAACTGAAAGATGGTCAATTTTTACGTCATCCTAAAGACGAACGACCAAGTCCTCCTTCTCATAAAGAAATAAAGGTGTATTAACTAAACTAGTAGTTGATTTTTAACAGAAATATGATATATAGTCCTCTATTTTGTATTTATAATTTGGTTAAAACATCAGTATGGGTAAAAAGGACAGTAGAGTTGAGACATTTAATAAGTTTATCGGTAACAAAATATTTTCTTTAAGACTTGGAAAAGGAATATCACGTCATGAATTGTCAAAATCAATAGGGGTTACCCATCAACAACTACAAAAATATGAAAGAGGCGAAAATCGGGTTTCAGCAGCTCGTCTGATTTTAATAGCAAAAGCTTTAGATGTAATTCCTGCTTATTTTTACGAGGAAGTTGAAGTTGCTAATAATGAAGAACTTATCACCCAACACCAAAGAATGTGCCTTGAAGTTTCCCGTAACTTTATGAAAGTAATTAATCCAGAGCATCAAAACATAATTAATCAATTTATCAAGACAGTAGCAAAGGTTAATTAATACTTAAAATTGTTTATTACAAACTCATCTAATAAATCTTTTGTCAGTCTTTCTGTTAATCTGTTTTTGTATTTATTAATACTTAAAATAGGTAGTTTTTCTTTTATAAAAAACTTATCTAGGTCTAATGGTTTTTGAGCAATCGTAACTAGGAAGAAAATCGGTAAAGTCTTTGTTTCCGGTTTTGGTTGATATGTTCTGAAAATCTGGGTTATCTCTGGCTTATGTTCTAAAAATTCTATTTTAGTTCCTGCAATTATATGCTCTTTTTCCTGCCTTAAAACATAGTATTTATCTAGCTTTTCAAGGTTTTTTACGAATTTTTCAAGAATTTCTAACATGTGATATAATTTTAATTAAAGTTAAAGTTATGCTTAGATGAAAACTACCTCGGATAATATCAGAAAAATAGAAGATTTAGAAGATGGTTCTAGTGTTTATGAAATCGGCAATCCAGTTCCTGAAGAAACTGGCTCTGAAAGTTTTTATCAAAATCTAGCTGAAGACTTTTCTGAAGAAGGTTTAAAAAAACTTTCAGCTTTTTTAATTGAAGCAATTGAGAAAGACAATGAATCCAGAAAAAACTGGATAGAGTCAGTTGAAAAGGTAAAACAATATTTAGGTTTTGAAATTGAAGACCTGGAAAACGTGCCTTTCCGCCAAGCTACCAGAACCTTTGATACAACCCTTGCTAATTCCTTGATTCGTTTTTATTCCACAGTTAGAGCTGAGTTATTACCTCAGTCAGGCCCAACCGGTTTTAAAATTAACGGGATGGAAACAGAGGAAATGTTAAACAAAGGCGAAAAGGTAAAAGATTGGCTTAACTATTATCTAACTGTTATTGATAAATCGTATTATTCTGATTTTGAAAGGTTTTTATTATACCTTGGTTT